GTGTTGTTGATGTAGGAGACCTTGAATACGAGTATGAGGTGGAAGTGGGGGCCATCCGAGACTTCTACGAGATCCTGCTAGAGCGGGGAGTTGCCCCTGAGCAGGCCCGTATAGTTCTTCCCCAGTCTACTATGACTGAGTGGTACTGGTCAGGCTCCCTCGACGCATTCCACGATATGTGTGCACTACGACAGGCGTCTGATACACAGGCAGAGACACGAGAAGTGGCAGACGAAATCGCCTCAGACATGGAGAGCCTTTTCCCTGTATCATGGTCTGCACTTACAGAATACAAATAAAAAAGCCCCCTAGGTTCCCATAAGGTTCCTAGGGGGCTTTTTTATTTATGCGTCTGAAGGCCATTCGTAACACGTAGCATCCACAATCTTAAAACCGGGGTATCTTCGTGATACTATCTGTATTCCTTCTTCTTGTATGTTTTTAATGCAGGCTTCTTCTGTGCTGAAGGTTGGACCGCTTAAGGCGATACAAGAACCTGCACATAGAAGTATGAGCGGGCTAAACATGAAAACTCCTTTACTGTTTGGGGCCTGTCCACTTATCGACCATCTTCTCACCAGACCTGCCTACTATGTAGCCACCTACGCCAAGCGTCAGAAGGTTCCAAAGCTCCTCAGGCAGAGCAAGTCTGTGGGTCATTATCTCTGGGTGAAATATAGCCACCAAGGGAAAGAACAGGTAGTTGATTGCGATGATGCAAATGCACACAAGCATAAGCAAAGGTCGCCACGAGGCAGTTAGCCAAGACTGAGACTTTGCCTCTGCAAGGACGATACTACCTCTCATTTTCTCTAAGTTAGAGCTGTGGTCCAGCAAAGACAGTTTAATCTCTCGCTCGACTTCAGCCTTCTTGTTGCTGTCAGGGACTACCTTGTTTACTACATCCCCGATGATAGGGGCCAGTATGGGCAATAGTGCAGCGATCATGTTTTATCTCCTCAGCTAAGGCCACCGTTGAAGATGAATGCCATCACAGCGGCGACCAGAGACCCGATAACAAACATGTAGACCTTGTTGATCGCGTCGCTCCTAGTTTTTTCCTTCTGGGTCAAACCTTCGATAACCATGTTAAGTTTGACCAGACTCTTGTCTATGTTGTGAAGGGTGTTCTGGATTTCTTTTTTGTCTTTGTGCAATTCCAGAACCTCCGCCTCTAACCTGTCGATCCTACTCTCGATGTCCTCAAGAGACATCACGGGTAATTCTTACGAGAGAGTTGGTAATGAGGTCCGTCAGGAAAGGACTTCCAGTCACCGCCCCACTCAAGATCTATGTCAAGCTCCTCTGCGGCCTGCTTCATAGCGTCTGCGATAGGGTAGAAGTATTCCCACTCCCAAGAAACAGGGTAAGGTGCAATATCTACCGCATGGCCTGTAAGGTGACGGGAGTTCATTGTGGTTGAAGCTCCAGACTTAACTAACTCACGCTGACGGTTAATGTGTCGGATACCTTCAATAACAGAGAAGTCCTGTTCGGAGATCTCTATCGCTCTTTTAACTACAGCTACCATATCAGGATGAACACCTGAGAGGTTTTGTAGGCTACGAGTTCCTAGTTTATAAGGCATAAATTCTCCAAAAATAACAGCTATCGGCCTATGGCTATGTACCAGAAGTCGTCCGTAAATCCCTCGGTGTTGGTAAAAAAGGTTGTCGTAGTTAGCAGGTCAACAGGGATAATATTTGTTACGTCTTGGGCCTCTCGCTGAACAAATATAGCCAGAGCCTCGTTTGAGAAAGCCCTAGAAAACGTATGTGTCTGACTAGTGCTTGTCATGTTGATGTAACCAAACCTCACCTCCAGACCCGCAGTGAAATCAAAGTCAAGGTGGTAGTAAGTAGATCCGCCGGGGTTGATGTTAAAAGTAGAGAAGATGGCATCGGACAGTTGAGACGGCGAGATAAGACTTTCGATATTGCCAGTGCCTGCCTGCCACGTAGCTGTTGACTGACCTCCGATAAGACCTGTCTGAGTGCCTGAGGTGTTGACTACCTGAGTGTCATCAACGATACGAAACGCATCTGCTGCCTGATCAAAGTAGCCGATAGTAATCCAAGCAGCGTTAGACTCATCTCTCATCTTAAGGAGGTTTGTGTCGGTCTCATACCACAGCATATTTGCATACGTAGTGCTAGGCTCAGTATCCCCAGAGGAAAGACTAGCCAGAGACTGTAGAGCGTTGTTAATGTCTGCCCTAGCAGAAGACGCCGATTGGTTGTCAATGATAAAGTCGTGTTGTGACATGTTAATACTCCACTGTCGCTTTAAGCGTCTCTACACTTGGCGACACGCCTGTGTTGTTACCGTTAAGTTCTGCTTTGAATTTGAAAGCTCTGGCTGTAAACTCACCTTCCGCAAGTGACCAACTACTCCACGTAGGAGATCCAGAGGGATCGTCGTTAGTGGTAGCAACATAGATAGTCACGCTGTGGTCTGCGAAGTTAGCTTGCTCAGAGTCCCATTGGTCCCAGTTCCCCGGCCAAGTCTCCCAGTTCTGTGGGATAGCGTCCCAAGTACCAGCAGTAGGCTGATGCCTGTTGAAAGTGACCTCCCCGGTTATCCTGACGGTACGAGTGGAAGATGTGTCTATGTAGTTGGAAAACTCATAGGTTCCTTGTGGAGTTGCAGCACTTAGGTCTGTAACAATAAGCTCGTCGGGGTTAGGTGTTGTATCAACGGAAACATTGGTCTTTGTCCCGGAGAAAGTTGGGTCTTCTACTTGTTCCTGTGAAGTGCCAAGCTGAGGTAGTTCAGAGGGCAGTACGACAAGAGAAGTTGCATTGTCGCTTGGGTTGCCCCCCTTATCATATGCACGTATGAAATACGTCCCGGACTGACCCGGTATAGCTACACTGGTTCCCGGCCTAGCAACCCTTTCAACGACCACGTTAGATGTAGCCCAAGAGCCTCCTGTTGTACCGGGAAACCGTTTGATCTGATAGTAGGACAGGTCAAGATCAGCGACAGGAGACCAAGTCAAGAACAGGGTTCCGCCACTCAAGTTCTTAGTGAAGTTTGTAACGTCTGCTGGAGGATCAGACAAGGCATCTACTGTGAAGTCCCCGCTTGTGATGTAGTCGCCCTTAACACCAAAAGTATTGATGGCCCTAGCTCGAACATCATAGTCTGCACGGTCTAGGTCTATAGCTTCAAAGATGCCAAGTTCACCAGAACCTAGGTCCTTGTACAGCGTGTCATCTTCTGAGGACTTCTTAATCTGCACCTCTACGAGATCTACTCGCTCTTCTTCGTTAGCTGTTACCCTAACTTCGAGAGAGTTCAGTAGCTTTTCTGATCTGACATGTGCAACTGCCGTAAGTTCTAGTCCGATGCTAGGGACTTCGAAAGGCGATAGGAGCGTTGTGTTGTCTCTTTCATAAACTACACCGTCGTCAATGTCATCAAAGATGCTCTCAGCAGTTTCCCTGATGGTCATATTGACCTGCAAGTCATACTCTCCGACAACACCAAAGGTCCAAGAGGTAATCTCGAAAGGTTTACTGGTCCAGCCAAAACGAGAGTTTGTTATGTAGACATTGTCTCCGACCTGCAACTGAAAAGCCTCTAGGCCAAAAGAAGCCTGTACGGTGAGCTGCTGCCTGTTTCTCTCCAAAGCAACCCTAGCTATCCTACGAGCTTCTACAGAGTTGTCAGTGAAAGGCAGAGCTAGGTCGATAGAAGACTCTTGACCATTGTCAGCATCCAAGAACGCTTGGTTAGAGACTTCTGGGTAGTCAGTGATCTGCCAGTTGCTTTCCTCGCCCCTGAACGTACCCTTAACCGTGTTGTAGTTATCTCTACGAGAATGCCGAGTACTTACAGTGATAGAGGATCTTAGGTCGTCTTCATCTAGCGTCAGGTCTGGAGCAACCCAAGAAGCCGCTTTCATACGCCATTTGCCTTGCCCGTACCACAACAAACCGCCCATAGACGTCAGAAGGCTACTCAGAGAGTCCGCAGGGACCGTAGCGGTAGTAAAGTTACCGTTGCAGGTGTACCGGGTGCTGCTGTCTGGCGTATTAGTTAGATCACACACATTGGCCGCTGCAATGACCTTCTCGTCGTCAATGTTGTCGTACTCTTCGCCCATACCGTAGGAATTGTTCGTCAGGTAGTCCCTGATGCAGAGAGCAGGGTTATCCGACCAAGCCGTAGCCTCAGTCCTTGGGTCATAGACTTTCTTGCCCTTGATGACCGCCGAGATTTCAGGGACACCGTTAGGAAAAGCCTTAGTGCTAAACTTTAGACGAACATATAGATACGCAATGCCACGAAGCCGATGGTTAGACGTCCAGTCTTCGACCTCTGAGATAAGATCAGCATCCGCCGCCTGATCAGAGGCACCCAAATGGATGTTGATCCTGATCTTACCGTCGTACTTTTCAGGCGAGGTGACATTACCATCTACATCTAGGGTAATTAGCTCGTCGTTCACATAGATCTCTTCAAACTCTTCGATCTCATGTGCTGCAAAGGCAAGGACCCGGTGTAGGAATTTGTTCTTGTTGCCTGTGGTAGTGTCAAAGATACGGACAGCGCCACACTTGGCTGTACCATAGATAATTTGATGGTCTAAGGCAGAGCCAGTCTGAGTGACATTGTAGCCTCTAGCGCCTACAGAAGGCTTTGGAGTAAGGGCGTTGAGGGCTGCACCTAGAGCAGTGGAAACAAGGAACTGAGCCGCTAGGGCTTGAAAACCCATAAAACCAAGAAAACTTACGTTTGCGGTTATGGCAGCAGCAGTGCCGCCGGCAGCAAGTGCAGTAGTAGCAGTAGTGGCTAAAGCAAAACCCGCAGTAATAGCCATATTAATCTCCTATGTATTTAGAATACAGCCTCTCTACGGGCTTAAACTTCAGAAACTCCATGAGGGAGTGAAACGGCTTATGGTCTTTGCTGCTGATAACCATCACTGAAACACCGTCCTTCTTCAAGTGCTTCTCGGCAAACTTTATCAGCTTGACACTTGTAAAACCTTTTCTGTGTTTTGGGCTTAGGTAGATAATATCGTTTGACGCAAACAGGTGATCTTTGTGGTGTATGTGGCGTGATACTATAACAACAAAATATCCTACCAGAGATCTGTCTTGTCTGGCAGTAAATACCTTTAGTCTGCCTTGATGCTCTAACTCTTCGTAAGTATCCCAGTCGGGGTTGAGCTTTATCTTCTCCTTGTTGAGGGCTATCTCTTCCCAATGCTCCTTAAGCAGAGGTTTTATGTCCTCAACAACAGTCGATAAAAACTCTTGTTGATACTTTATAGTCACGTTAGTCAGGGCCTCCTGAGAAAGACTGCTGTGTCGGTTGTGAAACTGCGGGAGAATCTTTTACCTTACGACCCCACACAATATCTTTGTCCTGCAAGTCCTCGATAAAGTCTAGGCCAAGATCTTGAGGGTAGACTGACTTCTGATATGCGGAGGTAAACCTTGCAACCCTAGCCCTCTCCAAGTCTACTAGCTTGTTCTCTATCGTAAGCTCGACTGTACTTGT